TTAATTCGACAGGTCCTCCATCTTTGCCGGTGATCTCGGTCTCTTTCCGGTCCCTCCACTCTTCGGGTTTCCGGTTCTTGAGCCAGAAGATTTGGGCAGTTACATCGGGCAACACCTGCTTCCGGGTCTTCTCTACGCGTTTGCCACCGCTTTCGGTCGCGATCATCTTGACTTCTTCATACTCGTAACCCAAGGCCCTCTTGAGCAAGGCATTCTCGACTTGGCGGTCAACAACTTCCTTGCCCTGTTTTAGGGCCTCGGCTATCTCAGGATACTTGTTCTGCCAATCATACAAGGTGGAGGGGTGGATGCCAATTTGCTGCGCTATTTGATCATTGACAAGACCATCTCTCGCCCAACCTGCAATCTTTGCCAAGCCATCCTCGGTTACCCAGTCTTTATAGGTTGTTGGCCTTCGCCTGGATCTTTTTTTAGACACTCTCACCACCTCCCTAACACCGCTTATTTAAAGTGTCCGAACTTCGCCAATTCCTCATATTTCACATTCAGCAAGTCCAGGTCACGACTAATATTGGCCGGCCTGCATTCGTCATATAGGTTGTAAGGTAAGCATCAAGGATGGCATCGCTGATTTGGTCACAGACCTTGTCCGGATGACCTCTAAAAACGATTTCTTTGCTGTAAAGTCTCATAAAAGCACCGCTTTCTTTTTTCGCTTAGATTATTGACAAAGAATTCCCGGCAGCGTTAAACTACAACAAACATTCTAGGAGGTAGTCAATCGTGAAGGAAAAAGAAAACGCCCTATTCTCGTTATGCTTCCTCGGTGTACCGTGCAGGTACCATGGCAGAAGTGTTCCAAGCCCCGCAAAGTTCAAAAATCTCTCCGCGGAGTATAATCTGATTCCGGTTTGCCCTGAGCAGATGGGAGGTCTACCCACACCGCGGCCGGGGGCCCCCCTGAAAAACAAAAACGGCCTCTCTCTAAAAAACACCCTGGGCCAAGACGTATCTGCCAACTTCATCGCTGGGGCCAAGTATGCCCTTGGCGTTGCCCGCCTTTACGAGTGTAAAAAAGCATTTTTATGTAAAGGCAGTCCCTCCTGCGACAAAGAAGGTTTTACGGGCGAACTTCTCCGCCAAAACGGTATTACCGTAATAAACCTTTAGTAGTCGGCCTAGTCCCGCGATTTCTCGTTCTTGGATCGCCTCGGCCGGTTCAGGTACCTATCCAGGTGGGTCGCCCCCTGGAACGTCCACTCTTGTGCTTTCCTTTCGAGAACTTCCCAACATAAGGGGAGTTCTTGTTTTATCACGTCGTACTGCTGAACGGTTTGGAATGGGCAACACCAACAGGCCGTCCTTTGAAACCCCTTGGCATAACCCTCCCATAGTCCGAACTCGTCCTCCAGCTGCTGCCTGTATCGCTCAAACGCCTCTTCGCTCAAGTCGTACAAGGGGTTCAACAGCCGGATATCTTTTGCGCCCTGTTTTACCGTGTAGAATTTCTGTCCTTTTGACAGGTCGGTTGCCTGGACAGACCGACCTCCCCTAATGTTGATAATTTCCTTGCCATCCCCCGCTTTGTCGATCATGTATCTTTCTGCGGGGTCTTTTATCAATACCGCTATGCAATCCCGATAGATGGCGTTGGGCCATGATTTCTTTCGCTCGTAGTAACTAAAAAAATCGACTCCGCTGCGAACGATGTGAAGGTCACACCCAAAATGCTCTGCGAACCTGATGACGTACTCCGACACAGTAGGAATTTCCACTCCGGTGTCGACAAACACAAGTTCAAATTCTTTGCCTAGCTCGCGGAGAATGGGAATCATCAAGAAGGTCGCCACACTACTGTCTTTGCCACCGGAAAAAGTAATGAAAACCTCTTTTTCCATTATTTCCTCGATGATCTCCGGCTCCAGCTTGAACTCAGTTTCATACTCGATGGGGGCGGCTGGCCCGCGGCTTTCCGGGAAGTATTCTTCCATCAACTCGTCTAGTTCCGCCTTATCGAATCCAATAAGGTCCATATCAAAGCCGCTCTCGTCCATTTCCTGTAACAATTCTTGCAGCTTGGGCATATCCCACTCGCCCGCCACTTTGTTCAGGGCCAAGTTAAGGGCCTTTTCGCTGTATTCGTCAAGATCGACCACCGAAACAGGAACCTCTTCTTTGCCCATTTCCAATTGGACCTTAAAGCGTTGATGACCGCCCACTAGGTTGCCACTCCGTTTATTCCAGACTAGCGGTTCCACCAAGCCAAATTCCTCAATCGATCTTTTGATCTTCTCGTATTCTGGGTCTCCTGGCTTTAGATCTTTGCGCGGATTATACGGCGCAGGGTTGATTTCCCCAACGGGGATTAGCCGGATATCCATAGCGTGATCCTCCTTACCTCACTTTAGTAAATTAATACGCCTTCCCCCACCCCGGCTCTGTCAGTGGCGTATAGTCCCCTCCTGCTGTGCAGGCAACCAATAGTCTAATAGTGTCCGAAGGGGTTGCTCTCCCTCACCTGCAAGAATAAGTTCCCGCTACCCCCTAAGCTCTTTCTACCGCCTTTGAAGTCACACTTAACTTGTATTCTTATATCTCTTTCTTTTAAGCAGTTAGCTTTAACAAATATATCCGTCCCGCTAATCTGCATATCCCTTTCGTCAATAACTTCCGATTCCGTTGGCAACGGCAACAGGCCTCTTTTCAACATGGATTTCACGAGTGTTACCGCCTTGTCCCCTTTGGTGCTTGTTGTGTCGTCCTCTTTGAAGTTCAGGGCGTTCCATGCGAGATCCCGAAACATTAACTCCACGCAATGTTTAATGCAATCCGGGGGCACAAGATATCCCTCCGATGTAGGCTTGTCCCATCCTGGCTGATATCCAGATACACGGCGGTAAACATTTGTTTCTATGGCCTCAACACCACAATTAGTTGGGTATACATACACCCTGCGGATTTGCGGGCAGACATGAACTCTAATGTCACTCTCCTCGTTTTGAATACCATAGTCAACCAGTGATGTTAGGTTCATTGCCCCACACCTCCCAACCCTCCACAGGGCGTCTGGCGAATAACTCTATTTTGTTACCGTGTGTGTACAGGGTATCAATGATATCCCTAAACTCTTCTGGCTTTTTGCTGTGCTCCGTCCTTTCGATGCTTTGAACGCTATCAAACAACTTCACTTCATCCGGGGTGCAACTACCCCTAGTACAAACAAGCAACAACTCGTGACGCACTGAATTGTAATGGCCCATATTATGCCTAACCTTATCCCAAACGAAGGAGCTCTTGTACTTAAAACCCCACGCCTTTATTACCTCGAAACATTCCTCCAAAAGAGGGCTGGTAACCCATAAAAAAAGAACCGCATTTTCTTCGGCGATGTCTCTCACCGGAAGTTCACACAGTTCTTTAATAGACATTGTTGGATAGTGATCTGTTGCTCCGGTTGTGGAGCCGTCTCGTTCATCCCCGTATTTCCACGGAGGATCAGCGTATATCACCCGGTATTTGCCCTCAAGCGGCGGAGCCTCTCTAACCTCGTCTTTCCTTAGTTGTCTCCGGGCATCAACTACACTCTTCGCCCTACCAGTAACAATCTTTTCCATAACCTGTTTTTGTTGCTCCGGTTCCATAGAAACAACTCTTTGAACATCTTTGGCGGTTAGGTTAATTTCTCTGCCAAGTATTTTATGTCTAACATCTTCCCCCACGTTTTCTGCTATGGTATCAACTGCTTCGGCAAATTTAGCGGCTCTCTCAACGGTAGCTTTGCCGATTTTGTGTTCTTTGGCCATCTTTTCCGCCGTTGTCAACTTCTCCTCATTTTGATGAGAGGTTAGGTCTGTCCTTGCCCCTTGCGCTTTTCTCTCTCGGTACTGTTTCCCAATAAGATAGTTCCGCTGTTCCGGCGTTAGGTTGCGCCTCGCCAGTTGGTTGTTTATTATCCATGACTTTGCCTCGTCCCTATTAGAAAAGTGTCTTTCAACAACGTTGTAAGGGATACCGTATTTGGTACATATGCGATGTCTATTGTGGCCGTCTACAAGAATACCTTCCCAAACCACAAGCGGATCTCTGCATCCCTCATTCAAAAGACTCTTTTCTAAAAGTTGAACCTCTTCGTTGCCTATTGGCGGGATAAGATCACGGAACTCTTTATCAACTTTTATCATTTCATTCGCTCTCCTGCGTTTTATATTTCTCCTGCGTGTATATAAAAGGGCGATCAGCCCGCAGGAGTTAGCTGATCGCCCATACCCGGGTAATTACTCCGGGTAAATTTATAAGTAAACCCCCAGCAATAAGCCAGGGGTTTTCTCAACACTAGCCAATTCAACTCTCCCCATGTTCTCGGTAATTAACCACCATGTCCAGCGCCTCGGCATATCCGGCGATGTCAATCCTGTTATCACGTTTGGGTTTATTGCACTCCCGGCTAATTTTGACGCCGATCATGCAAAGTGCTACTTGCTC